GGAAGCTGCACCAACAAGTCAGGAGCAAGAGGAGTTTCCTCCTCCACCTGCTAAACCTGAGCAACCTAGGGGTTTCTCAAGAGATGAGGCAATAGCTGATCCTAGTTCAGAAAGCGCAAGGTATTTAGATGATGTTGAAAAATGGAGAGATGATATGATGCAATATAATCAGCTTTCCTCTCAATATGAAATAGCTACTATGCGTGAATCGTATAATGAAAAACTAGAAAAGTTAGAAAAGATAGAGCAAAGTAGAGTACAACAGGCTGCTCAACAAGAGGAAATGGCAAATATTAGGCAATATGTTGCAGGAAATTATGATTTAGGTAATGACCTAGATGATTTTATGACTACAATGAATGACCCTAAGTCTATTAATATGGATGATTTAGTAGGATATTATAAATGGAAAAAAGGTGTAGCAAATATTCAACAAGCTGCTCCTCAAACTCCACAACCTGCTAGCAATTCATTTAGACAGGTTCAAAGAGCCCAATCTGTGCCAGCTCCAATGGGAGTGCAACCAGCTCAAACTAATGCCCCTTCTAATCCAACTGATGGTTTTATGGATGCGATTGTAAATTCAGATAACAATACAAACATTCTCTAAGGAGGGAATTAACTAATGGCAACAGATTACACAAATGGCCTAGTTAAGACACAAACACCTGGCGGCGCTTTTGGCGGCGTAGATGTTGATAATGTGAGAAGAACGTTTGGAATTGGTGATAAAGTAGCAGAATTAGCTCCTGCAGAATCAATTTTCTTCTCTTATTTGTCTAAAATAGGTAAAAAACCAATCGATGAGACAGTGTGGAAACCACTGGAATATCGTAACCAATGGCAAAGACGTAATTTTTACGCAGAGTTTTCAGGTGCAGATGGTGCTGCATCACAAGGTGTTAAAATTACTGTAAAATATGATAACAAAGGTAAAGTGCATAGCTCTGCAACAGATGCTACTAACTCTTATTCTCCAATCTTTTTAGTTCCTGGACAAGTTCTAAGAATTAAAGGTGTGGCGTATCAAGTAGCTCCAGATGCAGCTATTGAGTACATTAAAAGCGTAGCAGCTGGTGATGATACTGATTCTGCAAGTGGAAAAGGTACAACTGCTGGAGATTATGCTCTAATACCTGACGCTGCTATCACTAAAGTATCAGATGGCTCAGGATTTGCTTCTGATGGTTCAGGCGATGGTAACGGACAAGTTATCGGCTCACAATGGGCTGAGGCTTCTGGTGCTCCAGACGGTTGGAGAGATGAATTAAGTGCTGTTGAGTTCTACTCACAGATATTTAAAACATCTGTTCCTTTAATGTCTGGTTCAACTATGGCTACTAAATACAGAGGGTATGCAAATGAGTGGAAGCGTATTTACGCTGAGCACATCAAAGCACACAAGATGGATTTAGAAAATGCATTTTTGTTTGGCTATGGTAAGTACACAGATCAGGATAACAGACATTCGTGGGGTGCTGTACCATTCATTGAAAATATGGGTGGAAAGAAGTATGAGCTTGATTTTTCAGGCGATACTCCTACAGGCGCTGGTTACGATGTTAACGCTCCATTTACATATGATGGTCTTACATCAGTAATGGATGACTTCATGAGCTATGAAAGTGGCAACAGTGGTCAAAAATTATGCTTAACATCTAGAAAAGTAATTAACCACTTACACAAAATGAATGGTGGATTCGTATCTAATTCTTTAGGTGCTAATAACCCATTATCTACAGTGTTTAGTGCAAATCTAGACGTTAAAGCATCTAGCTTTATGCCAATTGATGTAACATCTATCTCAACTTCATGGGGTTCTATGAATTTCATAGCACATCCATTATTTAGAGGAGATATGGAAGATAAAGCAGTATGTATAGATCTTGCAAACGTTTCAATGAGACCATTAGCAGGAAACGGAATATCGAGAGATACTTTTGTTGAAACTAATGTTCAAGAAAATGACGTTGATGGCAGAAAAGATATGATTATAACAGAAGCAGGTTTAGAGGTATTATTACCTGAAACTCACGCTGTTATTGATTTCGTAGCTTAATCTATAACGTATAAAAACGAGCCCCTGGGCAACTGGGGGCTCTATTAAAGGAATATAATGGCAATAAAAACAAGAGTATTAGCACAATTAGGACAAGATAACACTGATTTTTTAGACACTATCACAGATTTAGAGTCGGTGTTTACTCGTGCTTATTGGGAAGCGTTAGCTTTAATGCCTCCTAGGATGCTTATTGCCAATATACCAGAACCATTAGACCCAGAATCAATGGGTGCAGGAGATATAGCTCCAGGCACAGTAGCAGTAGATGATAAAAGAGAGTTATTAGTATTTAGAGTTGTAGCAAATCATGCAATGAATGATGATGATACTGCAGTACTTGCTGCTGGATATATTAATAAACCTTGTAAAAGAATTAGTTATGAGAATAGCAAAAAATCTTTAGACCCTGATAGTATTTATTTTGCTACAGACAATAGTCCTGTTTATTGGTATCAAAATGTAAATGGCGTATCAACAATTAAAACTGCTCCTGTAACAACTGGATTTGATTTTGATAATGATAATCCTATAAGTGGTAAAATGACAAACGGAAAATCAGGGTTACAAGTATTCTTACTCAAAAGATATACTTTTACAGACACTGATGTTGGAACAACAAGTTCAGCATTAGATAGTTTTCCATTGTGCCATCCAACTAGTGATGAGACAGATGATTGGAAAGATTTACCAGAAGAATTTGAGCCTTTTGTATTAAAAAAGATAGCTCATACTTTTATAGCAGAATTTTTAGCAAATGCAGCAATCCAAGAAGAGGATGCAGAATTAGTTCAAATTTTAGGTCAACAAGCTCAAGTATTATCAGAACAATTATCTAATGAGGTAAAAGAAATGAAAGAAGCTTGGGGAGAAAACGAATAATGACTTTAAAAGAATTAATAGAAACAATACAGCAACATCATCCTCACGCAGGTGAAACTGCTATTAGAAAAGCTTTAAATAGAGCTCAAGATGATTTTGCAGCTAAAACAAAAATTGTACATGTAGGTACTGATGGTACAGACCTCACTGTAAAAGATCAGCGATACTATTCTTTACCACCTGAAATATTAGAGGTAAAAAGAGTAGAAATTGATGATGTAGAAATTAGAAGAATTATTGATAGACCAAAGAAAGGAGACTTTAGTGGGTAGTATAAGTGAGATAGTAGAAAAGTATTTTTGGTTTATTAATGGAAACAGAATTGGTATTGTCGAGAAGAATGAAAATCGTGTCGGCGAAGAAAAATATATTTCCCCTAGTACTAGTGGGAAAACAATTAGATTAGAATACACTTCAAGACCAATACCATTTAGCACTGATTTATCAAAATCAAGTGAATTGCCAGACCAATTTCATGAAGCTTTGGGCTATAAAGTAATAGCTGAGCTTTACAGATTGCCTGGTGATGGCCTGAACCTACAAATGGCTCAATATTACGACCAATTGTATATGGAACAGGTAAGAGAAGGTAAAAAGTTCGCTAGTAGGAACAAAGTAACAGGTGGATATATTAGACCAGTGAGTTATTAATGGCATTTACAAGAAGCAATATCAATAGTAACCCAAGTTTTACAAGAGATGGAGCCGTAAGGTCTGCAGCTATTCCTGGTTTTGAAATATTTACACCAAGTGTAGGTGAATTTTCTACTTTTTCATTAGGCAAGAATTGGACATTAACAACAGAAGTTGGAAGTAGTCCTAGCCTTAACTTTAAATACAATGGTGATAGTGTATTAGAACTCTCTACAACTGGAATAGTTAATCTCAGTCTTCCTAGTTTAAAATTACATGATAATCAGAGCCTGCCTTTGGCATCTGCTTATAATGAAGGAGATTTGATTAAAAAGTCTGGAGTTTTGTATGTTTTGATAGACGATGGAACACCAGGAAATAACCCAGACTAAAGGAGAAATATAATGGCAACATGGAAAAAGGTGTTGACAGAACAAGATATAGCTACATCAACGAGTCTTGGTACCTCAAGTTCATTGGTGCCATCTCAAGGTGCGGTTAAATCTTATGTTGACGGAAAAACAGACGCAATTAATGATATTGGTGGCGTCACAATTAGTGGTACTCCAGCAGATAATGAAGTATTAGCTTATGATACTTCAGCAGGTGCATGGATTAACCAAACAGCTGCAGAAGCTGGATTAAACCAAATAACAGTAGATGCAAGTTTAAGTAGTTCATCTGCAAATCCTGTAGAAAACCACGTAGTTTATGATGCGTTAGCATTAAAACAAGACAGCTTAACATTTGGTATTGCTAATGGCAATGCAGTAGATATAGATAGTTCAAGTGTAGCTGATGGCGAATATGCTAGATTTACATCTAATGGATTAGAAAGTAGAAGTACATCTGAAGTATTATCAGATATTGGTGCTCAGGCATCAGGTTCTTATGCATCATTAAATGGAGACACTAGTGAAAACTTTAGCACTAATGATCTAACAGTTACAGGTGATTTAACTATTACTGGAGATATTGACTCTTATAACGTAACAAATCTTGATGTAACTGATAAGACTATTACACTTGCAAAAGGTGCTGGTTCAGAAACAGCATGTGATGGTGCAGGACTTACTGTAAATACAGGTGAAACTCTTGAACCATCATTGTATTGGTATGATGATACTACAACTACAAATGCTTCAGGTAGAATAGGAACAGGTTGGGTTATAAATCCAACATGTCAATCAGTATCTGCCTCAACAAGAATGCATGTAGCTGGAGTAAAAATTAAAGCAGGTGCTCCTGGTTCTCCTGATAAAGCTGAAGGAGAGGGTTCGGTTTTCTGCTGGGACTCGACTAATAGCGATCTTTACATATGTATAGATGCAGCTACTGCGAGTGGTGGAAACTAATAAGTGCCTATCATAAATAATAAAGGTGTAACGCTTGGGGGCAAAAAAGCCCCTGAGCAATCACCAGAGGAAATTCCTTTCACTATTGAAGATACTGATTTTCTTATTCAGTCTTTAAATAGTGTTGAGATACCTATAGCTAAAGCTAAAATAGCATGGGGGGTATTAGATAAGATTGTTAAAATGCACAATAAGTTAATGAAGAAGACAGTGAAGTTATAGTGGCTACGTGGAAGAAGATAATAACAACCCAGGATGATGCTGATTACAAAAATAGTAATGTTAGCGTACCTTCTGTTCAAAAACACTATATGCAATGGAGTGTAAGGTGGTATACTGGCGCATTTCCTAGCTTTAGTGGAACTTCAAGAAGAA